TGTGAGATTGCCACGCATTGACTGTGCCGGGTTCCTATCTGGATGTGTTCACCGCCCTTATGTGTACGCAACTGCAAATCCGGTGTAGCCGCCCAAAATTTTTGTCACAACTTCTCATTTTTCTTGTCATAAATTTTCGGGAAACATTTTCCGAAAAAAAAGAACGAGGGAACAGTTCTCATCACATTCCCTCGTTCTTTTTCTTCCGGTTTCCGTGTTCTTCAATAATCAGATGCTTTCCGGTTTTAGGTATCTTATTAGGAATATATTCTATCAGTTCATTAGCAGAACAGTTTAAGACTTCGCATATCTTATCTATATGATCTACTTTTATACTGATAGCAATTTCATGATACAAATCATTAATTGCATTTGGCCTTATCCCCGTCAGCTCTGACAATCTCTTTTGAGTCATACGACGTTCCCCAAGAAGCTTTGATAAATGTATTCTTACCATAAATAATGCCCCTCGAGGATAATATCATAATCCGATGTGTTAGAACGTGATTCGATATAATATATTGTTTTTCGTTATTTTTAATAGTTCTTGATTAGGAGCTCTTTGTAACGTGGTTTTCTTTCGGCTTGTACCAAATTATGCATTCGCTCCACCTCTAAAACATTGTAATCACTGTACAATGTCCTTATATATTCACAGTCATTATAAGACAAAAGAAACCTTCCACTTACCCTATCCAATGCTTCCTTTAACCTTTTATGGTCTTCTGGCATAAATCTATCCGGATAATATTTTTCTGTTTCATAATATGGTGGATCAAGATAGAAAAAAGCATCGTTTTTGTCATATGTTTTGAGAATACATTCAAAATCTTGATTTTCAATGACAACTGAATTTAATCTTTTTGATATACTACTAATGTAGTCAATGGCATTCTCTATGTTCTTCGGACGCACACCAAAAGAACGTAAATCTGAACCAAAACTTTCTTTAATCAAAATATAAAACCTTGCGGCCCTCTGAATATCAGTTAACCCCCGCAATTCTACCTGTTGTTTCGCATCAAAAAATTGTTCCCTAGACATTAATACAAATTGCAACTCTTTCTGGAGTTCTTCTGGATGATACTTTGTGCATCGAAACAAATTCACAAGATTTCCATTCACATCATTGTAAACTTCCATATTGGCATGTCTATCAGACGAAAACAACACCCACCCGGCACCTCCAAACACCTCAATGTAACGATTAAATGTTGTCTGCTCTGGAAATACCTCCAAAATCTTTTTTTCTAAGAAGCTTTTTGCCTCCAATCCAACTAATAAAACTATTCATATTCATTCCTTCTTTCTAATATAATAATGTGGGGCACTATTATTTAGAAAAGAATACTATATATGTATATTTAATTTTTCAATCTTCTCACCCCCTATTATCAACTAAACACGGATACGAATCTACAAAAACCGACATCTGGAACATACCTATGCTTTTTTAAGGCTGTTGATGGTGCCAGAGTTGTATTATTTATACCACTGACTTATACAGCAGAAGCAAATAAAAAGTATGAATTAGGAGACATTAGGGTTTGGGCAAACAATCCAATGGGGACACAAGGCGTTTTTACGCTTACAGGTCGTGGCAAAAACGGTCTTTGTTTTGAAAGTACACACAAGGATGTTGTATATCAATTTTCAACAATACTGAATAACCATATGTATCCTGGCACAGCGGAATTAATCATTACTCCTTAAAAGTTCATTTTGCAATAAAAACAGCATTAAAAGCCAATTTTGCAACATCAGTATAAGAGCCAATGGCACCGCCAACAGAGGCAGATGCAGTAATAGTTATTTCTCCATTGGTATGAAACCTAGCATCGCCAAAGATAGTTCCCCACCCGCCAGTACAAATGGCCACTGACACAACGGTAAAAGTTGCAGGTCTGTCCCTATAGTCAAGGATTGTGCTTCTGACCGCATCAGCGTCAATATGGTTTGAGCATATGATTCTGATGCGTCCGATTCTGTAGATTGTAAAGCCACAGTCGTACACTTGAAATGTTGGCAACGTATCCGTGTTTAGTGAACTAACCGCACCTGTCAGCGTCCCATCACCTATAGAGGATATATCATTATTTCCGACCATGCTATAATACTTTTTCTGCAGTGTCTCAAACTCTGCAGCATCCGCCTTTTTCCCAATAGCCGTATCTAATGCTTCCACCACAGTGTTATTTTCTGCCATGGCATCTGCAATCTCTTTTAACGTATCCAGAGTTTCAGGGGCTCCATTGATAAGCTCTGCAATCTTCTGGTCTGTATACCCTGTGGATTGCTGGTATGTTTCATTCCATGCAGTTTTATCTGTAGCGGTCACATGGATCTCTTTTTTCTCTGTATGCTCCAGAACCTTGGCAGCCAGCCCTTCCGCAAACGCTTTTAAAAACACATCATTTTCCAACAATTTAGATATAAACTCATTCATAATGTCCGCATGCGCCAAATCCATAGTCTCTATTTTGCGGATCTGGCTGTTAAACTGCGGGCTTTCCGGTATATCCTGATAATCCAATCTCATCACCCCCATTAAAATTTATCATCAATTTCAAATGATATCTCCATATCCTCTTCCACCACTTTGGGCAGGAAAGTTTTTATAGAAAGCATATCCCCCTCAGCGTCAAACAGGGCAATTTCTGATATTTCTCTGCCCAGCAGTTCCCCGGCTTTTAAATCTATCCTGTAACGGAAAGATGTGTCAGAAAGCCTTACCGAGCTGTCATAATCCCGTCTTAACAGTTCATTTTTCAGTCCCACATCCTGTTCAAGGGGTACTATGGGATTCCCATCCCCATCAAGCCCGCCATCGCCTAAGGCAATGGATTTAATCGGCGCAAGCTCTATTATGCCCTTCCGGGCTTCAGCCATTTTCTTCCTTGCAACTTTTGTTATGATACTGTCCATTATAAATTATCCTCCTTAATATATGCATTAAATCTTTTTTCTCCGTTGAAACGATATGTACCGTCAAACCGCCACACGTCATGCGCAATAATAATGCTGGCTGTCTGGATATTCTCATGGGCCACCTTTACTCTGAACACTGCCCTTTTTTTCATTGGAAGCCTGGCAGTGATCGTATTTCTCAAAACAATCCGATAGAGATGTTCCTCTAATTTATTATCATTCTCTGTCTGGTAGCGGAATAAATAATTATCCTTTGCCCCGACAGCTTTTGCCTTCCGGATGTTTTTTACAAGGATTGGGAAACTGATTGGGTGCGGATGCTCTGCGTTCATCTGGATTATGACAAAAAATTCTGCCCACCGTTCTTTATCACCTGTTACAACATCCGCCCTTATGATTTCTATATCATCATACCCTAAAGATTTAGCCGCAAGCAGGACGCCTGGGTTCGTCCCTCCCAGTTTTAAAACTTCCATATGAGAAGAAATCCTTTTCCTGAAATTTTCATCCTCCTCCCCCTGGTACCTTGTCAGCCGCCTCTCAGCGGCATGGACTGGAAGCATTGCCACGCTGCAGGACGCAACCATCGTCTCATCCAGCGCACGATATAAACCTTCCATGTCGTCATCAAAACACCGTCCAAGGACTTTGAAGAGAATGTACCACTGGTTCAGACGCTTTTTTATTTTTTTGAAAGGTGAAGTAAGCAGATAATACATATAATCGCAAAATTCATCAAACATAAATCTGTTCCCCTCCCACATTGAACACCTGCACTTTAAGCGTATCCAGCATTACGACCTTGTCCTTTTGGAGTTCTATGTCATTCTCTGGATTCAGGAATACAGCCCGCTTATAGCTTGGGATGGCTTTTTTCAGGGCATACCGGATATCATCCCTGTATATACAGTTCAAATCTATTCGTTTGGAGAGCTGCATGGCTTCCCTTATAACATTTAACGCCGTCTCCTCCACATCCACCGTTGCTTCGTTTTCTGCAATATATATTTTTACTTCCAGATCCTGCCGCACGATAACAGCAGATTTGTAGAGGAAATCGTCATAATTGTTTTTCAGGTATCTGGTGGCTTCCTCCACTTTCCGCAAAAGTTCCTGCGTTGCCTCCCCATTTGTTCCTGTGATAATAATATCCGTAGTGCCCTGCCCTCTTGGGTGCTGCGCATCCACTTTCACATCCAAAACGCCGTTTACTTTATTGGCCACGCTTTTTAACTTTTCTTCTGTCGTAAGTTCAGCAACCTCAGACCAGGATTCCAAAATCCTTTCCCGGAAGGCTTCTAACCCTTCCATGTCAGAACCTTCGGAGTAGAGCCAGCCCTCTTCATTTGCAACACGGCTGACACCTTCCAAGTGGATCATGGATGACACGATCCTTCCGGATTCTATATTGTAAGCCGTCCCGGCCTGCTCCGCCTCCACTAAAACCTTCCCCGCCTGTTCCCCGGCATCAATTACGGTTTCTTCCAGGCAGTAAAACTTTAGTTCTTTCCCGTTCACATCAGGCAGCGTCTTAAACATATGGCCCCTGGTAACCTGCAGTGCGTTCTTAAAGTCGTCACGGTAGATAGTGACATACCCCTGCGTCTTGGCTGCCTCTTTTCTCCTTTTCCCGTAATCGGCTGCTTTAATTTCAAGCCAGTCCTCCTCTGCATGGCGGACAAAAGAATTGTTGATTATCTTCCTGGCAAGGTTTTTCAAGTCAATACTGATTGTGACAAATATCCTGATAATCGTATAAAAGATTCCGCCCTTGTTAAAATTATTAATGACAAACCCTTCCGCATCCAGCTCCTTGCGGATGCGCTCCATCTCCCTTTCTTCGTCCGGGACAGGGCATATCTTATCCAGAATTATTTCATCAATCATTCTTCCACCTCCACCTCTTCCGTTGAAAGTTCCATGTTGTATTCATCCCCGGAATCCTGTTTTGATAGGGTTAAACCCACATGGTATTCCCCGTCATTATATGTGATATCCTGCATGGTCTTGGCCGGGTCAAGGTATGTCCTTTTCCCCAGCTTCCCGGATATGCGCTGCCTGATCTCCGTCATGGTAAACTCATCATTTTCCGCATGGGTAAAATCCAGCATTCCAAACCCATATGCTTCGTCACCGTCCTCATCTTCATAAAACAGTTCCCCCTCCTGGGTAGAGCATTCCAGCCTTAAGTCCTGTTTCCAGCATTCATCACCAGATACCGTGTTAAAATCGCCGTTGATGTCACGTACTGGCTGCCCATCGGCGTCAAGCTCAATGTCAATGCAGTTCTCGCCAACAATATTCACGGCTCATACCTCCCCATAATGTAAATGCACCTGCCCCCATACAAAAATATGACTGCAGCAATATCCCCCACTGCCAGTTCCACATGGGACTTTACATTTGGGATTTCCGGGAAATTGCTGTCCTCCTCAAACGTCTGCCCCAGTATCTTTAAAGTATATAAATACACATCCCCGTCTTTCACAATCCGCACAACCCTGGCACATAATCCGGATGGATACTGGACATGGGAATATTTTTCCCGGATATAACGGTCAACTTCTTTCCTTACAAATACCTGCAGCATCCCTGACATATTCAGCCTCCTTTAAAATAAAGATACATCCTGGTATATCCATTGGCATCGCTTTTTACAATGGTCTTTTCTATTTTCACTGTGCCGGAATATTTGGAATGTGATATTTCAACCTCCTGGCTGTGGTGGAGCCAGGGAACCCCAAGTGTTTCTATCTCATATAAATCCCCGTATTTTTTCAGGGAAAGTATATTTTCGTTTTCCTCCAGAAGGTACACCATCTCCTGAAGGGGCCTGCATCCCCAGTAAAATACTTTATTCTGAAAGAAAAAATCATTCTTGATGCCCCAGGCGGTATTTACCTGTGCAATCGCTTTTACCCCGTCCAGGCTGTTTACAAAAAATGTTTCCTGCTTCCCGTAATCTTCCTCTGACAGCTTATATTCCTTAATCCCGGCCTGAAGGAGTATATATTTAATAATGTCCTGGGGCGTGCAGTCTATAAATGTGCCTTTCACAGTGACACGTTCAATTTTAATCATTGCGTCACGCACCAGAATCTCTTTCCAATAGTCATTTTCAGACTTCCGGCAATACCCGGACAGCAGGACATCATAGTCATCCCCATACCCAAGCTCCACAACGGCCTCCTCCATATCTTCGTATGTGACAATACCCTTTAGCTGTGAGGTCAGCTCTATCCTGCACCAGTCTGACCTGGCCTCACGGCTGCTGAAGCACTCTACTTCCATACCGCTTGTAATCTCATACTTTTCTGTACAAATCCTAAAATCCGGGCTGATTAATTTTTTATAAGCCATATGCCTCCCGCCTATTTCGTAAGGTTCTTTGCGTTATTCTTTGAACCGCTCGTATTTTTCTTATTGTTGGCCGGGCTTTTACCTTTGTCTTTTTTTGACTTGCCAAAGGTGGACTTCATTTTCTTTTCTATGGCTTTTGCCTGTTTGGCTGGCTTTAGCTTTATCCCCGCAATCGTTGGGGCTAACAATTCCAGCACTGCAGTCCTTTCACTTTCCCCGACAGTATT